CTGATAAAGGTAAAAGTATAAAGTTAATAAGTGCTGGAAAAGAATGGTATATAAACTCAGCACTGATACTGGCATTTGAGGAGGTGAAGTAAGAATGCTTAAAATATTTATTGGAGTTCTACAGGCAGGACTTGTGATATTAAAACTTTTAGGTCTCCTACATATGGGCTGGTGGCAGGTATTAATGCCTTTGGAGATTATATTCGGTATTTTAATTCTGGTCTTTTTATTGCTAGGGGTAATAAAATTCATAGAGTGTAAAAAGTAAATATTTCGCCTTTTTTGGATTTGCAGGCGTAAAAGAACAAATCGGACATAATACCGCTGACATACAGCGTAAAAAATGAAGGAGTGATTATTTTATGAACAAAGAGGATCTGTTAAAAC